GTCCCCTATGATCGAAAACAAGTTATACAGACGCGAAGGTACCCTGTCGTATTCCTCTTTCCAAGCAGTATCGTGCAACCACATGTTGTAAAACGAGAGTATGGACCACGAAGTTGGAAGTCCCATAAGGACTCCCCTCTTCGTTTGCAACGGTCCATCTCCCCAATCACACATGAGGTCAGATGTGGAACGGTAAAGGATTTCTGCAAACTGGTTATCTATATTGTAACCGGCCATACGGAAACCCTCTACAATCCCACGCGCGATTGCCTGGCAAAGGTCACGCGGCATGAGGTCTGTAGCGGTCGTCAAGTCTGCCGATCTGAAGACGAAATCTTGGCGGAGTCGATCAATACTCCTATTGAATCGCTCCACGAATTCGCTTCGTTGATCGGAAGAGCTAACGGAACTGGCTGACGCTTGATCTCGTTTCAAAAGACCAAGCAACAGAGAATTCCAAAGATGAAGGAGAGCTACTAAAACACCAGGTGCTTTAGTAACCACCCTCACTTTGAAACCCCTTTCGAAGATCGGGACAGCTTGAACTAAGATGTCTTCTGGAAGTTGATGCGAGAGTACTGTATCCATAAGGAACAGATATTCTCGGACAAACTCCCAGTCTTCGAGAGCAATTCCAAGCTCTTCGGCATATCTTGGCAACCATAGCCAAAGACACTCATCTCTCCTGACTTTGGCACCAGGTGCTCTGACAGAGAAAGCAGACCGACTATTGTCAGTCACGCGATCATATGTCAGACGCAACGAGGCGCCTTGGCCAGGAGATCGAGTAAGTTCCTCTTCTCCTACCAATTCAGACCGGTAAACGTCACATAAGTCACGAAGGTAACCGAAGTTACCCCCTTTTGACCTTGAACGCTCAACACAAGCTGATGTCGAAGTGGACATCTTCGCATAAAGCGAAGGGCCCTTCGACGCCAACTTGTGAACCTTCGATCTAACGAAGGCCTGGATAGAATCGATATCCGCAGAATTGCAACAGAACACATCGGTCAAGTTCTTCCGATGTTTCTTTAAAGTTGCTGCTGCGAGGTCGCTATCCCCAAGAGGGAGAGCTCTTCCAATTCGTGAGATTTGGAAGAGTAGTCGTCGTTTAGACAGACCATTCCAACCTGATGGGTCAAGACTACCGCGAAGATATTTCTCTATGAAAACATTCTTCGCGTAGCCGATAACGCCCAGAGAAGAGGCTCTAACTTTTGCGAGCTGGTTCTTTAACGCTTGCGCGAGAAAGACCTTTCCCCGACAGACTGAAGTTCGTCTGGCCCAAGCTGCAAGGGACATAAGTCCGTTCAGCCCAGTGGCCCAGCGTCCCTTCGGTTGTCCGAAGAAAGGGTGCCAACAAGATTTCGGATAGGCAATGCAAATGCCCTTCCAAAATGCTTGCATGCACTCAGCTGCAAAACAAACACGGTCTAGAGACTTCACTCTAGCACCCTTCTCTCTCGAGAACTTAATAACCTCAGACCAGGTCTCCCACTCAGTCGAGCGGAGATCCTGACTTCGGTCAGCAATCCTGGAGGCTCTTCCCTTTCGGGAAGTAGCGGACAGGATTTGGTCTACAGATCTACTCTTTGG